ACTGGAGTTCAGACGTGTGCTCTTCCGATCTATGAATTAAAAAATAAACATCCAGAATTATACAATCAGGTTTTTAATGCTGGTAAAGACGAGGGCGTTAAATCAGAACGCGAGCGCATTGAAACAATCGAGAATAGCGTGATTCCAGGTCATGACGACCTGGTTAAGAATGCAAAATTCAAAACGGGAGTTTCTGCGGCTGAACTTGCTTTGGAAATTATGAATGCAGAGCGAGCGCGTAACAAAAACTTTCTTAATCAACGGCAAGAAGACGCAAATGAGGTGAATGATTCAGTTGATGTTAATCAACCAGAAAACAACGGAGATAAACAAGCTGAAGTAGTAAAAAATGTTATTGGGTCAGTATTTAAAAACCGCGATAAAAATTAAGGTGAGTTTATGCGAGAGTCTTTTTCATTTGAACCAGATAATCTGATTATTTCTGGTGGTATGCCAGCAATTACAACAAGTATTAAACTTGCCAGCGGTAAAGTAAATCGAGGTGAGTTGCTTGCTTTTGTCAGTATTGATCAGACAACAAATGTTGTCACTGTAGCACCAATAAATCTCTCTGGTGAGGGGGTGGCAAAAGAACCGTATTGTATCGCTCAACACAGTATTGATGCGACTGATTCAGCGCAAGTTGGAACAGCATGGCTGACCGGAATGTTCAATGCACATGCGGTTATCCTTCCTGAATCAGCAAAGATTGCCGATGTATATCTGGCTTGCCGGAAGGTTGGGATATTCCTTAACACCGCACAACAAAATCCATCTGCATAATATAAAGAGGTCGTATTTTTATGCCGAATATTGATATTTTTGAACGACGTACAATGCTTGAGCCTGTTATTCAGAATTTCAAGGCTCGTCGTTTTCTTCTTCGTACCTTTTTTCCTGGTGTTCAGACCTTTAATACAAAGAAAGTTGATCTGGATTTTGTTCGCGGTGGCCGTACTATGGCTCCGTTTGTTGGTAAAGGTTTTGGCTCAAAAACCGTTGAGCGACGCGGCTTTGTAACGAGAACTCTGGAGCCACCACTTGTTGCACCTGATTTGGTAACAACAGCAGAGCTGCTTTTAAACAGGCTTCCGGGTGAGAATATTTACAACGCAAAATCGCCAGCAGAACGAGCCGCCGAGCAATTAGGTAAAGATTTGCTTGAGCTTGATGAAATGGTTAACCGCCGTGAAGAATGGATGTGTGCACAAGTCTTGTTTACGGGGCAGGTTGATATTGTTGGTGAAGGTGTGGATGACACAGTTTATTTTTGGCCTGAAGAGGAAGGAGATAAACCATATCTTGAACTGACAGGTGATGATTTATGGAGTGCTGCAAAATCAGATCCGTTGGTCAATGTTCGCAACTGGAAACGTCGGGTATCACTAACTTCAGGTTTTACACCTCGTGTTGCCGTAATGGGCGCAAAAGTTGTTGATGCTTTCGTTAAAAATGAAGCAGTAACTAAATATCTTGATAATCGCCGAAAAGAGCTTGGGTATATTGAGCCTAAGGAGTTAGAAGAAGGCGTAACTCATTATGGCAATCTTGAAGGTGTCGATTTTTATGGTTACGACGAACTTATTCGCAATGATAAAACAGGAAAACCAGAACCATTAGTACCGGAAGATAAGATCCTCTTTGGCTCTCCTGGTCGAGGAACGATGCTGTATGGTGCTGTAGAGCTTGTAGATGACGCCGAAAAGACTCTAACGATTGTTGAGTCACCACGAGTTCCAGACACCTGGGTAACTCGTAAGCCGGCTGGCCGTTATGTTGCCATGAAGTCATCTCCACTGCCTAATCCTGGTGTGGCTGATGCCTATCTGGTGGCTAAGGTGGTTTAAATGGCCAGACTGATTAAAAACATTGATACGATAAGCCACGGCTCGCTAAAAGCGGGCCGTTTGCTTAATGGGCTAATGGATAACTCCAGAATTGCCGAACTGATTGCGTCAGGACATGCTATTGCCACCGAAGAGGATGGTGATTTGGCATCGGCCGGGGGCTATGATGCTGCTAAGTTAGCTTTTGAGCATGGATACGCATCTGCTGTTAATGATGCTGTGGACGCGGGGTTGATTACGCGAACGGAGGCGGGTAGCTGTGTATTCGAGGTTGAGTTTGAGGATGATGGCGGCAATGAGGAAACGGTTGCTGATGATTCATCTGAATCTGTAGCTACTTCTGATACCAGTAATGCGAAAAAATCAACGCAAAAAAAAGGTAATAAGAAGTAATGAACTCCTTCAAAGAGGTTATAGCGCAAGATATTTCTGCAATATTCCTCAATGAAAAAGAGTTTGCCGATACATATAACATAGACGGCAAGGATATCCTTGCCGTTATTGATACAGACCTTATTCATGAGCGGAATAAACGCTCATATGCTGAGTTTGCAGAGGGAATAAATCAGGGGCAAATAATATTATTTGTTTCAAGAAAAGATTTTCCTGTTCTCCCTGTCAAAGACCAGTCAATGAAAATCAACGGTAAAAATTATATTGTTGATGAAGTATCAGATAATGTTGGTGTATTGGAAATAACTCTCACTGTTAATACTAACAGAGGAATGCCGATTTGATTAATCTTTTGATAGATGCAATAAAAAATCGGTTGGAACATGAGGTTTTCCATGATTTATTAGTGCAGGGGCCTCCTTATGATGAAACAGACAGCGATATTAAATTGTTTGTTCCAACAATATTTAAAGGGTACTTGCCTCCTAAATCACAACCATCTCCAGATAAACCGCCAGAATTTCCTCATGTGATTATCAGGCCCACGGAAGGAGGAATGCAGCCTGAAACGGATGAAGTTAAGGTTAAGTTTCTTCTAGGTGGTTTTTGTGAGGACCATACTGGATATGAATGGGTAATGGCTCTTCTTGAAAGGATGATGTTTCATTTTCAGGAGAAGCCTTTACTTGAAGAGAAATTTCTCTTTCAGGGTGATATCAGATGGCGAATGTTTGATGATCAACCATATCCATATTGGATAACGGAAGCAACTGGAACGTGGCTAGTATTAAAGCCTCAGAATATTCAGTCTCAGGAGTTTATCTAAATGGCTAATAAGAAAAGTAGTAAAGAAGATATAGAAAAGAAGGAAGATGTTGCTCAAACATTTGTATATATAGGACCAACAATCCCTCAACTCTCAATTTTGAAGCATAAACTATTTAAGAATGGTTTATCTCCAGAGTGTAAAAAATTAATATCACATATTCCTGGTGCAAAGTGTTTGTTTGTGGCAACCAGTGATTTTGCAGATGCAGAAAAAAGACTTTCTGATAAAACCAGTGTCGAGTATGTAATGTACTCTAGAGTTTCTTCTTCTATCATGGAGATTAAATAATGGGATATCGCCACGGTATTTATATATCTGAGCTGGCTACATCTATAACTCCTCCAGTACAAGTTAGTGCTGGGTTGATTGTCGCATTTGGTACAGCTCCTGTTAATCAGTTAGAAGATCCAGCCTCAGCGGTAAATAAACCTATCATTGCTTATACATACGCAGAGGCCGTATCTAAAATAGGATATAGCACAAACTTCGAGAAATATACTTTAAGCGAAGTAATTAAAGTCGCATTTGGAATATATGGTGTTGCGCCAGTTGTATTTATTAATGTGCTTGATCCAGCAAAGCATAAGAAAGACGTAACTGATGAGGTAGTAAAACTTTCTGGCGGGAAAGGTACGCTCTCTAACGATGGTGTCTTATATAAATCTGTTGTTGTGAAAAAAGCAGATGGTGATTCGGCAGGATTAACGGTTGACACCGATTATGTGCTGGCGCTGGATGATAATGGCTATACGGTCATTACCGCTATTAGCGGAGGAAAAATTACCGAAAAAGACGCTACTCTTAAGGTTAGTTATACGCATCTTGATCCCGGTGCCGTAACTAAAAATGACATTATCGGTGGTGTGGATTCCAACACTAAAGCCAATACAGGGCTTGAGTTACTGTCTGATGTGTATCCCCGCTTCAAGTTGGTTCCTGGACAAGTGATTGCGCCTGGATTTAGTTCTGATAGTGAAGTTGGTCAGCTAATGGCGGCTAAAGCCGCGTTGATTAGTGAATTGTTCAAAGCAGAAGCCATAACTGATGCACCGACCGATAAATCTACTATCAGTGATTACTCGGCTGTTCCTGAATGGAAACAGAACAATAATCACATGGCCGCTAACCAGACAGTGTGCTGGCCGATGGTGAAACTTGGTGACAATATTTACCATCACTCAACCCATTTAGCGGCCGCAACATGCTTGCTGGATAGTCAGTATGGTGATATTCCATCACGTTCTCCGTCAAATATAAAACTACAGATGGACGGTGCTGTACGTAAAGATGGCAGTGAAGTATGGCTTAACATTAGCCAGGCAAACTACTTAAATGGACAGGGGATTGTAACAAGCCTTAATTTTGATGGTTGGAAATCATGGGGAAACCGTAATGCTATTTATCCAACATCTACAGACCCCAAAGACGCATTTCGTGTTTGCCGACGTATGTTTAACTGGGTGGGTAATACGTTAATTCTTTCGCATTGGTCAAAAATAGACAATCCTGCAAACCGTCGATTAATTGAATCGATTGTTACAAGTGCGAATATTTGGCTTAACGGCCTCACAGGTAATCAGGATATTGCAGGTGGTGTTGTTACCTTTGATCAATCTGAAAACACGATTACGTCATTGATGGACGGGATTGTTAAATTCCATGTAAAAATGACACCATTCTCACCTGCCAGAGATATAGAGTTCGTCATGGAATATAATCCTGATTATCTGCTGAACTTGTTTTCTGAATAAATAATAGGAGGTTGCTTTGAGCAATCAAATTCCTGAGAGACTTATTAACTTTACAGTATACGGTGAGGGAAACCGTATTATCGGTGTTGCTGACGCAAAGCTGCCATCAATTGAGATGATGACAGAAACTGTTAGTGGTGCAGGTATCGCTGGAGAGCTTGAGAGCGGAACGCTGGGGCATTTCAAACCAATGACTGTCTCTCTTAAATGGCGAACTCTGACCTCTGCTGGTACAAAATTATTTCTATCCTCATCGCATCAGGTAGATTTTCGCGGTAGCCAGCAGGTTTATGATGCAGGAACAGGAAAATATAAAACGGTTCCTATTCGGGCTTCAATGAAGCTAAACCCTAAAAAACTGGATTTAGGTTCGCTACAGGTGGCAAAGGCTACTGATTCAGAGAATGAATTTGAAGTTCTCTATATCAAATTATTTATTGATGGAAAAGAAGTCTTGGAAATTGATAAGTTGAACTTTATTTGTATCTTTGATGGTGAAGATATATTAAAAAGCGTTCGTGATGATTTAGGTTTATAAGGTGACAAAATGGAAACCGTTAAATTAAGTAAAGAATATCGTTTTGAAGACTTTGAGCCGGTGACTGAACTCAACCTTGATTTAGACAACCTAAAAGGCAGTGATATTTTAGAGGTATCGGACTTACTGCAATCTCAAGGGCATGTTTCAGTTCAAACATCACTTGATAATAAAGTCCATGCAGCCTTGGCTGCTCGCTGTATTGGCCGTCCAATAGAGTATCTGAATGGATTGCCAGCGAAAGACTTTGTTAAAGTTTGTCAAAAGGTACAGAATTTTTTGCTCTCGTAGGTTTTGATGAGCAAAAACCTATTGATAAGCAAATAATGAGGGCCGCGAGTTCTCTATCTCAATCATCTCAATCAACACCTATATCCTACTGGCTTTCGCTTCGGTTGAGGCGAATCGTCGCATGGATTGATGTGTTTAATGAGGATTAATACTAATGGCCAGCAATAAGAACTTTAAGCTGGCTTTTGAAATTGGCGGCAAAGTTGCCGCCTCTCTCCCCAAAAGTTTTACTACAGCTAATCAGGCTGTTGCTAAATTAAATGCCGAGCTTGCTGGATTAACGAAAGAACATGGGGAAATTCAAAAGCTACAATCTGTAAAAGTAAAGGTTGGACAGACTGCCCTCGAATATCATAAAGCTGCCGCTCGCGTTGAAGAGTTACAGAAGCAAATAAAAAACACGGCCAATCCAACCAGAGCGATGCTTCGTGACTTTGAGAAGGCAAAAACACATTCATCGAATTTACGAGCATCACTACGTTCTCAGCGTGAAGAACTGGCCGCTTTAAAGTCTGCCTATCAGGGAGCTGATACATCTGCCAGAGCTTTGGCCTCAAGAGAGAAAGAGCTTAAAGCCAGCATTGATCGTAATCGTGAGGCTCAGGTCCGTAGCGTTGAGCAGGTTAACCGCTACAGAACGGCTTTGGCTTTAGCCAGAGCAAATGTTCAGCAAGTGAAAAAACAGCAGGAGGAACTTAACCGGGCATTAGAAAAACAACGTATTGATAAAATTAACAGCTATAAAAATGCGTTGGCTGAAGCACGGAAAAATGTTCTTGCAGTAAAACGTGCTCAGGAGGAGTTAAACCGCGCGTTGGAAAGGCAGCGTGAATTGAAGCGAGAGCATCTTGGTGAGGCAAAGAGTCAACTTGTAAGGTCAGGATTACAAACTGGTGCTGTAGCGGCTGGTGCATTTGCTGCTGCTAACAATGCAGCAAATTTCAATCGTGAAAACAAAATGATTGGTCTTACGGCAGATATGAAGCCGGAAGAAGTTCAGGCGATGGGGCAGGCGATGCTTGTTACCGGAACGGCTACCAACCAGTTTGCATCTGATATTCAGGCTGCTCAGGGTTTTCTCGTCGCTGCTGGGCAGGATTATAAAGAGGCTCAGGCGAATCTACTAACTATTGGGCGAACAGCTACAGCTACTGGCTCTGATATCCTCGATGTCTCGAAAGCATCATTTACATTAAGTGACTCATTGAAGATTGATCCATCTCAAATGAAGTCTGCAATGGGGATTCTGGTTCAGGCAGGGAAAGAGGGAAACTTTGAATTTAAAGATATGGCCAAAAATCTTCCTGTGCTTGGTGCCCAGTTCCAGGCATTAAAAATGGGAGGTAAAGAAGCCGCCGCGACGATGGGGGCAGCTTTGCAGATAGCTCGCAAAGGTGCTGCAACTTCGGATGAGGCTGCTAATAATATGAACAACTTTTTGGCGAAAATACTTTCCCCTGAAACACTAAAAAAAGCAAAGAAAAATTTCGGTGTAGATTTATATAAAATTGTCACAACAGCGCAGAAAAAAGGGAAGAATCCATTCGAAGCTGCAATGCATTCTGTCATGAAAATGACTAAGAACGGAGATCAGAAGTTACTTGGTGAGCTATTTGGCGATATGCAGGTTCAGAACTTTGTTCGTCCGATGATTCAAAACTGGAAGGAATACCAGAGAATCAAAGCAACATCTCTTGGTGCTGGAAGTGCTGTTATTGACCGCGATTTTGCCAACATAACGAAAGACAATGCGGAGCGATTGAAACAATTACGTATTCAGGCTAGCAATGCATCATTAAGTTTTGGTCAGGCCTTGCAACCTGCTTTGAATGCCGCGCTTAGTGTTTTGGTTCCGCTGATTACAAAAATTAGTGAATTTGTAGCTAACAACCCCAATTTTGTGTCTCAGGTTGTGATGGCGGCAGGTGCGTTTCTAACCATGAAAAGTGTGGTTATAGCGTGTAGGGTAGCTATGCTGGCTTTATCTGTAGCGACAAAGCTAACACCCTTCGGGTGGATTCAGATGGCTATATCTGCGCTGGTTGCCGCAGGAATATTGCTCTATCAGAACTGGGATAAGATCAGAGATTATGCTGTCAGAGTTTGGCCTTCTGTTAAGGAATATACAGTTAAATCGTTTGAAGCTATAAAAAACTTTATCTTAAACTTTGATCTCAATGGATGGATTATATCTATGTTTGGTAAAGCATGGGATTATCTTTCCAACATAAACTGGAGTTCGGCAGGAGTAAGAATTTACAGTACATTAATTAGTGCTTTTAAATGGATGTCTCCGCTTCCGTTCTTAATTAAAGCATTTAAACTTACAACAAATTACCTTTCTGGTATTAACTGGAGCGAAACAGGAAAGAAAATCATAGATACACTGGTATCTGTTTTTATGCGTTTTTCACCAGTTGGACTCTTTATAAGAGCATTCCAATCTGTAACGGCTTATTTGTCTGGAATAAACTGGAGTGAGTCAGGCGCAAAAATAATTGAGACGTTAATCACTGGGATAAAATCAAAAGCAAATGCTTTAATTAATGAAGTGAAAGGCGTTTTTTCTTCTGTACGTGAGTATTTACCGTTCTCTGACGCGAAAAAAGGTCCATTCTCACAGCTAACAAAGTCAGGTGGTGCAATAATGACTACTCTGGCATCAGGCGTTAGCAGGAATAACAGCTTACAGAATGCAATAGCAACCAAGTTCGGGCAATCAAATTTATCACCTCACGGGATATCTGCCGCCGGGACTTCTGGACCTCGCCAGAACGTTAATGCTGTGACTGGTGGAATAACCTATTCACCTGTAATCAATCTTCCGGCTGGTTCACCAAAGGAAACTGAGGCGGCAGCTAAAAGAGCATTAGATGCGGGATATTCTGATTTTGAGAAGAAATTGAGTGCTCATATGTTCCAACAACGGAGATTAAGTTTTGGATGATTATAGAACGGTTCAAGGGGACTCATGGGATAGTATCGCGTTAAAGTTGTATGGTAATGAGTACCTGTCTTATCTTCTTATTGATGCTAATACTGAGCACCGCTTTACGGTGCTTTTTTCTGCGGGAATTATTCTTAAAGTTCCTGATGCTCCGGTTATGCCAATATCAGTAAACAATTTGCCTCCGTGGAGACGCAATAGTGTTACGTAAAACGCTTTTTGATGTTATATATCAGAATGTAAATATTACCGCTCATATGTCACCTGATGTTTTGTCAATGTCTTATACAGATAATGAAGATGGTCAGGTCGATGATATTTCTATTATATTAAAAAATGATGATGGGAAATGGTCTGGAGACTGGACACCTAAAAAGGGTGATTTTATTGATTTGAGCTTTAAGCCTATAAATCAAATCGTCCTTGAGTGCGGGAAATTCCAGGTAGATGGCATAACTTGCTCTGGACCACCTTCTGTTGTTGAGGTGACTGCTGTTTCTGTTCCTGTTTCATCAGGCATTAGACGTGATTTAAAAAGTAATGCATGGGAAAAAACAACTCTTAAAGATATAGCAACCTCTATAGCTAAATTAGCTAACCTTGAACTGTTGTTTCTTATTGATGGTGATAGTAATCCATATTATGCGCGTGAAGATCAAATGGAGGAAAGCGATTTAAAATTTCTCCATCGACTATGCCAGGATGAAGGGTTGTCGTTAAAGGTTACTGATAGCCAATTAATAATATTTGCTCAAGAGATGTTTGAGCAAAAAGATCCTATCGCTACGCTTACGTTAGGTATTGATGAGATAATCAGATATAGCTTTAGCACACAATCTACAGATTTGTATAAAAGTTGCACGTGCAAATATCGCGTACCTAAAAAAAGAAAGTCGCTTTCGTATACTTGGGTAGATCCATCCGTAGAAGAAGGGTCGAATCTTAAGATAAGAAAACTGGTAGCTAATTTAGATGAAGCAAAACGTAAGGCAAAGGCTGCTTTGCGGCTTAAAAATAGATATCAAAATACAGGATCTTTAGTATTGGTTGGAGACACCAGATTGGTAGCTGGTGTAACTATAAATCTGGACGGATTCGGTTCATTTTCTGGAAAATATCTTATATCGAAAGCTGTGCATTCAATTGGGGCTAGTGGTTATACCACCTCGATTGATGTCCGAAGAGTAATTAATGGGTATTAATTATGAATGATTTAGAAACATTATTACGTCAGACTATAAGAGTTGGCGTTGTTTCTGATATTGATGATGGTGATGTTACAGCAAGAGTTACTTTCGATGATCAGGATAACGTCACTTCGGCAAAGTTATCAGTTATTGTGAAAAATACGGATAAGAATGCTGATTACTGGATGCCAGATATTGGTGAGCAAGTTTTGTGTATCTTTCATCCCGCAGGGCCGCAACAAGGTTTTATTCTTGGTAGTTTTTATGATGAAACACAGAAGCCGCCATCTAATACTGTTAATAAACGCGTCATTAGATTTAATAACGGAACTCGTATTGAGGTAGACAGAGAATCTAATTTACTCCTTGTTGATGCTGTCGGAGATGTAACCGTTAAGGCTACAGGAACCGTAACTATTGATGCTCCAGAAACCATCATTACCGGAAATGCTACAGTTGAAGGATTACTAACCTTCAAAGGTGGAATGAAAGGATCTTCTGCTGGAGGTGTTGCAGCTACAATTTCTGGGGATGTTAAGGTTGTTGGTGGTGATATAGATGTTGATGGGATTAAATCTAAAGGCCACCATCACACGGCTCAGGGGGAATACGCTCCGACAACGGAGGCTCAGGCATGATTGTGGGTATGCTTGGTACAATGCCTTTTGTTGCCTCATCAATAGTGGTGAATACGTTCAACAATTTTAAAAGGACGTCAAAGCGTCGTGTAGCGCGCCATGATGTTATTGGGCTTAAACCTGTTCTGGAGGATATAGGTCCAGATCTGGATGAAGTTAGTTTTAATATGCGGTTGGATACAACACTTGGCATTGTTCCATTGGCTGCGCTTTCATTACTTAGGACAATGCAATCAATTCAGGAAGTAAATCCTGTTGTAATTGGTATTCAGTATTTTGGTAATTTTATAATTACAGATATAGAGGAATCATGGACTTATTTCGGTCCAACTGGGAATCCACGAGTGATTATCGTCGGCATTAAATTACAGGAAGTCGGACAGACCTCTCTGAAAGAAGCATTAGTTGATATTGCTGGCAATATAGAGTCAAAAACTAGAAGTGCGTTAGGTAAATTATTATGAATAATACGTTTACCATATCATCACCTTCTTACTCGATTGATTGGTCGCCCAAAACAGTTGTAGAAGAAGTTTTGCAAAATGTCTCTACTATTATTAATACTCAGATTGGCACTGTACCATATGCCAGAAAATTAGGAGTTAATTCAAGTCTTGTTGATAGCCCTAGCCCAATTTTTATTGCTACAGCAACACGAGAAATAATTCAAAAAATTAGTGAGTTTGAGCCTAGAGCGATTATCCATTCTGTTACTTTTGAAAGAACGGACGTTTCTGATGGTTTTATTAGGCCAAAACTTGTGATAGGAGTTAGAGAATGACGTTGCCGCGCGGTGGTTTGCCAGATATTACTTTCGCAGATTCTAACCCGACTGATATAACAACTCGTTCAATCAGGGCTTTTGAGAGTATAACAGGTGAAACATTAGCACCTGCTGATCCACGTAGATTATTCATCTTGTCATTGTGTGAGATTATTATACAGCAAAGAAAAGCTATCGATTTTTCTGCAAAACAAAACCTTCTTACATATGGTGTGGGTGAATATCTCGACCATATAGGCTATCTGACGGATACGCCTAGGCTGGAAGCTCAATCTGCCTTGACTACATTTGAGTTTAATCTGTCAACAAAATTATCGGGGATATATACAATACCTGCTGGCACTCAAATTTCAACTGGAAATAGTGTTATTTTCCAAACAGATGTTTTGTTGGAAATACCAGCTGGGAAAACAGTTGGTACAGTCTCAGGATATGCTGTTATACCTGGCTTATCGGGGAATGGATTTTTACCTGGGCAAATAAACGAGTTGGTGACTCCGTTGCCGTATGTTTCCAGCGTAAGGAATCTAACAACATCTAATTCTGGTGCTGATACAGAGTCAGATGATAATTATGCTGAAAGAATAAAACTGTCGCCGGAAAAACTGTCTACAGCAGGGCCGGAGGATTCTTATAAATATTGGACAAGAACAGCCAATCAGAATATAAAAGATGTGAATGTATATACACCATCGCCCGGAACTGTAGAAATCCGTTCTTTGTTAGAGAACGGGGATATACCTTCTGATGAACTATTAGAGCAGATAAATAGCGTTCTCTCTGCAACTAATATTCGACCATTCACAGATAAAGTTCTTGTTAAGAAACCAGAGAGCATTGAATACGATATAATAATTAAATACTGGATTAACTCATCGGACAAAAACAGAACAACGTTAATTCAAAGTGAGGTTGAGAAAGCTCTTGATGAGTATAAACAATGGCAACGTTCGGTTATGGGAAGAGATATAAATCCAGATGAAATTATTCAACGTTTAAAAAATGCCGGGGCTAAAAGATTAGAAATATCAAGTCCTGTATTTACTGTAGTTGGAGAGACGCAGGTCGCCAGAGAGAGAAATATAAATTGCCAGTATGCGGGGTTAGAGGATGGCTGATATCTTTAATGTTAGCTTGTTGGATGTTTTACCTCCTAACTTAGCTAGAGATCCCAACGTGATAGCTATGTCGAAAGCTATTGATGATGAACTACAAGCAATTAACAATTTAATATATAAGACAGAAATATATAGCGTTGTTGATAACCTGGACTCAGTTGTTCTCGATCATTTAGCTTGGCAATGGAATGCTGATACATGGAGGGATAGTTGGCCTGTATCGTTAAAGCGTTCTGTTTTTAAATCAATAATACGAACAAAGCGAATAAAGGGTACAAGGGCAGCGGTTGAAGATGTAGTAAATAGCTTGGGTGGAGAGGTAAACATAACAGAATGGTTTGAAACATCACCACCTGGCGAACCATATACAGCCTCAATTGTTGCTTCGATTAACTCTTTTGATGGTGCCGTTCCTTCGAAAGAGATGTTGGAAGATACGTTAAGAAGTATCAAGAGCGCAAAGTCGGCAAGAACATTATTTACATTTTCGCAAGCAGCCAATGTTTCTGGTGGTGTCGGTATTGTTGGTGCTTGTCAGCCTGTGTCTTATGTACGATTAATTGGCGAGTGCTAATTCGCAATTTGTTAATTCAAGGAATTAAGCGTGAGTAAATTATTATTTACGATGACTGACGCCGGGCGTCAGGAGCTGGTTAATGCCAACAAAACAGGAACAAATAAAGTTGAGATTGTTTCTGTTGGTTTAGGTAGTAGATATTATGTCACGTCAACTTCACAAACAAATATAACAAACGAAATAAAACGACTTACCACAATAGGTGGCAAAGTTGTTTCCCCTGATACAATTCATGTAACGGCGAAGGATGATAGTAAAGATGAGTATGTTGTCCATACAATAGGATTGTATACAAATAAGGGAACGTTGTTTGCTGTATACTCGCAAGAACAAGCAATAATAAATAAAGCATCATCTACTATTGCTTTAATATCAAGTGACATAGCAATCAAGACTCTTGATACTAAAAATATTACATTTGGTGATATTGAGTTTATTAATCCTCCCGCGACCGAAACTGTTGTTGGGGTGGCAAGATTTGCTAATGAACAAGAAATTGATGCAGGTACAGATGATTCCCTTGCTGTTTCAGCAAAGCGGCTTAAGCAAGCCATTGTGAAACATGAACAATCACGTAATCATCCTGATGCAACTTTAACCTCAAAAGGCTTTGTTCAACTTAGCAGCGCCACCAATAGCTCGTCTGAAACGCTTGCTGCGACGCCTAAGGCTGTTAAGGCAGCATATGACCTGGCTAATGGCAAATACACCGCACAGGACGCTACCACAGCGCGAAAAGGGATTGTTCAGCTCAGTAGTGCCACCAACAGCACGTCTGAAACGCTAGCAGCAACACCAAAGGCTGTTAAGGCAGCGTATGATCTTGCGGCCGGAAAGGCTCCGTCCAATCACACGCATTCGTGGGAGCAGATAACAAATGTGCCTGTAGCTTCACTGACTGTAAGGGGAATAACTCAGCTCAGTAGTGCCACCAACAGCACGTCTGAAACACTGGCCGCGACATCGAAAGCGGTCAAGGCGGTAATGGATGAAACGAACAAGAAAGCGCCCTTAAACAGTCCTGCGTTGACCGGAACGCCAACAACGCCAACTGCGCGACAGGGAACGAATAATACCCAAATCGCAAGCACGGCTTTCGTTATGGCTGCGATCGCTGCCCTCGTGGACTCGTCACCTGACGCACTGAATACGCTGAACGAGTTAGCGGCGGCGCTGGGAAACGACCCGAATTTTGCGACCACCATGACTAACGCGCTTGCGGGTAAGCAACCGAAAGATGCCACCCTGACGGCGCTGGCCGGGCTTGCTACTGCGGCAGACAAGTTTCCGTATTTTACGGGGAATGATGTCGCCAGCCTGGCACCCCTGACAAAAGTCGGGCGGGATATTCTTGCGAAATCGACCGTTGCTGCCGTTATCGAATACCTCGGTTTACAGGAAACGGTAAACAGGGCTGGTAACGCCGTGCAAAAAAATGGCGATACTTTGTCCGGTGGGCTTACTTTTGAAAATGACTCAATCCTTGCCTGGATTCGAAATACTGACTGGGTGAAGATTGGATTTAAAAATGATGCCGATGGTGACACTGATTCATACATGTGGTTTGAGACAGGCGACAACGGCAATGAATATTTCAAATGGAGAAGCAAACAAAGTACCACAACAAAAGACCTGATGAATCTTAAATGGGATGCTTTGTATGTTCTTGTCAATGCCATTGTAAATGGCGAAGTCATATCAAAATCAGCAAACGGCCTACGTATTGCTTATGGTAATTACGGATTCTTTATTCGTAATGATGGTTCAAATACATACTTCATGTTGACAAACTCCGGTGACAACATGGGGACTTATAACGGATTAAGGCCATTATGGATTAATAACGCTACTGGCGCTGTTTCGATGGGGCGTGGTCTTAATGTTTCAGGGGAGACACTTTCAGACCGTTTTGCTATTAACAGCAGTAATGGTATGTGGATTCAGATGCGCGATAACAACGCTATCTTTGGGAAAAATATAGTTAACACTGATAGCGCTCAGGCGTTGCTTCGCCAGAATCACGCCGACCGCAAGTTCATGATAGGTGGACTGGGGAACAAGCAATTTGGCATCTACATGATTAATAATTCAAGGACAACCAATGGCACCGATGGTCAGGCGTACATGGATAATAACGGAAACTGGCTTTGCGGTGCGCAAGTTATTCCCGGCAACTATGGCAATTTTGATTCCAGATATGTGAAAGATGTTCGACTTGGTTCACAGCAATATTATGGAG